GGAGTTGGTTCGGAACTGCAAGCCAACCGAAGAGATGCCGGGAGACTCAAGAGTGGTTACGCCGTTGCTTGAGTTAGTCGAAAGCGTCGTAAACGCGCCCGTGCTCGGCGTCGTCGCGCCGATGGCCGTGGAGTTTAGGCCAGTCAAGGTAATAGTGGCAGAGTCCGTAAAAGTAATTACATTACCGGCAGTTCCAGATGCAACAGTCTGAAACACATGAGAGCCATTCACCTGCCTGTAATTTGTCGCAACGCCGGTTGTTAAATAAATGTTAGACGGAGTGCTATTTACATAAACATTTGCGCCTATTTCAGCAAACGGAGCAAGGCCTGTGCTTCCGTTTATATTTGCGCCAAGGCCAAGAGAGATAACCTTGCGGCTTGAAACCCACGCTGGTTGAGTTGCGCCGATAGAAAGGCCGGTTGTTGCGCTAATCGTCGTCGCCGCCACCGTGCTCGGCGTCGTGGCTCCCACCGTGCCGTTGATGTTGATCGAGGCCGTGCCAGTCAGGTTCGTGACCGTGCCCGAGCTGGGTGTGCCCAATGCGCCGCCATTAACGACCGGTGCGCCCGCTGTGCCTACGTTGACCGCCAGAGCCGTTGCGATGCCCGTGCCGAGACCGGAAATTCCGGTGCTGATCGGAATGCCAGTGGCGTTTGCGAACACCTGCGTGAGCGTCGATTTGCGCAGTGCCGTGTCCGCGGCGCTGTGGATCAGTACGGTGTCCGCGGCGAGCGGTACGGTTTTAGCGGTCTGATCGGTGATGGCGCCTGCCAGTAGAATAGCAGAGTCGGCCAGTGCGTTTAGATTGGCTGCGGTGACCTGGTCGCCGGTGATGTAGGTGGTGCCTTTTTGGATCTGTGCCATAAATTAAGGGAGTGAACCGAATTGATAGGTGGTGCCGTTAAGCCGTATAAATGCCGCAGTCGCGCTCGCCCAAACGTCGCCGTTGACCGGCGATGTGGGATTTGCGCCGGCCAGAATGCGTAGACTAGAGACCGATGTCGTGGAAGCTGCAAGCAGTAGATTAGTCGAGGCCGAACCCGCAGCGCCGACGCCGACCGTGGAAAGTTGAGGAGACGTTGATAGCACTGTATCGCCGGTGCCGGTCGATGTGGTCACGCCGGTGCCACCATTGGCCACGGGGAGTGCCGTGCCGCTGTAGGTAATCGCCAGCGTGCCGGCGCCTGTAATTGGACTGCCAGAAATCGACAACACGCTGGGCACCGTTGCGGCCACCGAGGTCACCGTCCCGCCAGACGAGGGAGAGCTATTTGTAACCGTAAAGCTCGGATAGGTTCCGCTGACAGATATGCCCGTGCCGGCAGCGATGGCCACGGTCTGATCTGGCGCACTATTGGTTATAGTAAAATTTGGATATGTGCCACTGGTCGATATTCCGGTGCTGGCCGTTAAGGCCACGGTCTGGTCGGGCGCGGTATTAGTGATGGTGAGCGTGCCTGAGGTAGTGATAGGACTACCTGATACGCTGATCCCCGTGCCAGCGGTAGCCGCAACAGATGTCACCGATCCACCGGCGTCGGCCACGAAGCTGACGTTGGTGCCGTCGCTCTGTAGGTTCTTTCCGCTCGCGCCGGCCTGACTTGGCAGGAGGGCATTGAGCGCCGCCTGCGCCGTGACCTGACCAGTGCCGCCCTTCGCAATCGGCACCGTGTCCGAAAGCGTAGACCCTGCAGCGGTGACCGTAATCGCTGCGGAGCCGTCAAAGTTTACTCCGTTGATGGCGCGAGCCGTCTGAAGAATGGTCGCACTCCCAGCGTTGCCTGTGATCGTAGTCTGGTCACCCGTGTTGGTCCCGCTCAGATTTGACCCACTGACCGCCCCAGACGCAGCAACGGATGTCGGTGTGATGGCGCCGAGCGTCAGGCTGATGGCCGGCGTCGTGGTGGCAGTGGCCACGGTCCCGCTGACGCCATTGGCGGTCGTCACCGATACGCTGGTGACAGATCCCACGCCAGCCGCCACCCAAGAGGTGGTCGTGCCGTTTGTCGAGAGCACCTTGCCCGAGTTGCCCGCCTGGCTGGGCGTAAGGTCGTTGAGATCTGGAGCAGTCCACGAGGCATCGGCTCGCAGAAATTTCTTGGCTGCGGCAGATCCTACGGTGGGCGCCAACACTAGACCCTGAGTGCCGCCGGATCCTGAGTCGCCCACGAAGACCGGCAGCATAGCGTTGACCGACGCCATGCTCAGATCGGTTGGGGCGCCGGTGCCGCTAGACCGGCCCTTGATTACGGTGCCAGTCATGTCGGCCAGCTTCGCGTTGGTCACTACGCCGGCTGCAATGGTCGAAGCGAATGAGCCTGTGCCCGAGCCAGTGACATCTCCGGTCAACGTGATTGTCTGGTCGCCAGTATTAGTGCCGCTCAGGTTGCTCCCCGAGACGGCCCCAGAGGCGACCACACTGGTCGGCGTAATTGCGCCAAGACCTAGCGCAATTGTTCCGGTCGATGTAATGGGAGAGCCACTACTGGTGATTCCATTGGATCCGCTTACCGAGACCGAGGTGACCGTACCGCCGCCGGACGCTGCTAACAATTGCGCCACCGTGGCCCGCTTGTTGGTCGAGGTTGATCCGTCCACCAAGACCGTGAAGTCGTTGGTGTTGACGCCAGTGGCGACCGGCAACTGAGAGATTTTTTTATCAACGCTCATTCGACAATTATGCGTGATCCGTCCTCGAGGAGAAGCTGTCGATTTTCCTCGGTGTTAAGGAAGGCGATAATGCGAACCACCTTCAGCATGCGGTTCAGCAGTGCGTGCATGCTTAGTCCGTAAACGGAGAAGCGATAACGCGAGCGGCGGCGCTAACGTAAATAAATTTAGCGGCCTGCGCGGTCTGCCGGCTGACCATTTCGCGGTATCCCGAGGCGAGCACATGTCCATTGGTCGCGCTTGGTGTGCTGTTGTCAAAAGTGACGTAGACCGAGGCATTTTTGACCTCAAGCAGAACGTAGTGGGTTTGAAGATTGAACGCGGTGAGCTGAACGACGCTGCCAGCGACTGCAATTTCTTGCAGCGTTTGACCGACATGCGGCTTCGGGTAGAGGTTGATGGCTTTGGTGAGTTGCATAGATTTGAATTTTAATAACCAAAAAAGTTAATTCTGCGGACCTGGCCTTGGGTGGTGAGAATTCGCTCGACCTCTTTTTCACGAGTCTGTTCGGCCTCGGCTTCAGCGATGACGGCCTGATCAAATTGACCCTCGGCGCGGAGGTAGTCGGAGAGAGCGGCACGGGCGACATAGTCTCCCAAAAAGTAAGGAATTTCTACCAGCGACCAGTTGGCGGTGTTGCTGGTGGGCGACTGGTTGGCGGTGGTCGCGATGATGCACTCGTACAGGTTGCCGGCGGGCTGCTTGCCGGCGCCAGGCGTAAAGGATCCGGTGTTGCTACTGGTGTCGAAGTAGGCTTGGGCGCCAACAGAGTAGGCCACGGTTGCGCTCCAGGCGTCGCCGTAGAGTTCTGGGTTTGCAATGCGGTATTCCACAAAAACAGGCGTCGCATTCTGCATGAGGTTGAGGTAGTCATGCGTGCCGTCGTTGTACAAAAAGTACTTCAAAATTTTGGCTCGAGTCGTGAGCCGCGGATCCTGGTCATAGACGTTGAGCACCTCGCCCACATCGGTGCCAAGCTGCACGGTGCGGATGCCTTGAGCATCGACGGCCACGGTGTCGCCGGGGTACGCCGTGACGCGGATCAGGTCTGGCCACACATCCGACTTCCAGATGCTCTCGATCCGACCGCTCGCAAAATCACGAAACTGCGCGAACATTTGCGCGGTGATACTCGACCGATCTAGTCCCGCGAGTTGCAGGTATCGGTAGAACACGGTGCTGAGTTCGATTAGGCGCATCTTCCAAATTGGTCGAGAATTGAAACCTTGCTGCCATCGCTGGTCGATTTTCCGTAACCGACCTGCATCTTGGTGGCGCCGCCCTTGGTCTCGAGGCCAGGATTGTCGCGCAAGAATTCGCGGATAAAAGTGTCATTTCTCCAGCATTCGTATCCCAGTTTCTGGCCCCAGAAATGAAAAGAGGAGGCAGGAATTCGGGCGCGTAGACGGCCTAAACCGTCCACGCCCCGATGATAGACTTGGTTGAGCGCCGAGGTCTTTTTGGCCTCGATAACACTCAACACCTTTTCCTTGTGCCAGCCCCGACGAAACTCGGCCAGCAGAGGCTTATAGAGATCGTCGGGGACGGCGGCGATCATTAGCTCGAGAAGTCGAACTTGCCGAACGCGAGCGGATTCTTAACAACGAGACCGGCGACGGCCTCGATCAAGCGGGCTGGACCACCGCCGTAGTCAGGGAGATCCTTAACTTCAGGGAGGCTGGAGTAGCGGATTTCGGTGAGGTCGGTCGGGATGACGTAGCCCTTGTAAACCGCGGGCATGAACGCATCTGGGTGCAGACGAATGCGACCAAAGTCGCCCTCGAACACGTCCACGCTCGACATAAACGTGTCAGCATCGGCCTCGCGATTGAACGTGCGGATCGAAGAAGCGGTGTTGGTGTTGGCGTTCTGGCTGGTCGTGAAGAGCAGGTTCGTGAAGGCGCGTTTGACGCTGGTGCCGACGATGCCGTCGTAGTCGCGGAACGTACCGGTTTGGCCGTAGATGCTGGTGAGCAGACCCTGCACCATTGCCTCGTCGAGGGTCGTGGATGCAGCGGAACCACCAACGATGCTGGCGCTCGGGGTGCGGAACGCAGAGGGAACCGTTGGCACAGAGCCACCAGTCGTGCTGATCCAGACGCCCATCGCCTTGGTGAGGTAAGGAACGGTGCCGTTATCCGCCTGGCCATCGCTGGCCGAGAGGAAGGTCGCTTCCATATCGCGTTTTAGTGCCGTTATGCCCTTGGCGACCATGCCAGCGAGTTCGTCCTTCAGACCGGCGACGATAGAGACATCGACGGAGAGAGGAGACACGCGCACGGGCCGGCGGAAGATCTGAACATAGTTGGCCAGAATTGCGCGACCCGAGTTGAGATTTTGATAGTCTGCGGAGGTGACATCAGTGCCGTCCACGGTGCCGGTGATGGCGGTGGCTGGCATGTTGTCGGCCTGCCATTGCATGAAGGTGTTGCCGGGCTTGGAGCCTTTTGGAGCCATCGCGACGAAGGGGGTGTCCTTCGCATCGACGAGCGAGATATAGTCAGCGAGGTCTTCGCGTTTACCAACTTGTGAGCGTTCGAATAATTGAGCCATGTGAGTGTTTTCCTATTACAAAAATTGTTGTAGAAGAAGATCCTTTAGATTTGAGGTGGTGGCAGTTTTTCGGAATTTGGCTTCAGCATTTTTTGAGTCCCGCTCCTTGGCGGTGACACTAGCTGGGCCTGAGGTTGAGCGAGTAGGTTGAACAGGTGCTTTCTTGAGTGGAGCCTTTGCAGCCCCTGCTTTTTGAGCAGCATAATTGTTTTCCCTTTGAGCTGCGCCGCGGATGTAGTCGCCGATTACCATCTTGTAGTCTGGGAATTTTCTCAGCTCGGGAAAAGCAGTCAGCATGTTTTGTGCGACGGCATATTCTCGGCTGGTCCGATCCTTCCACCACTGGTATTCACTTTCGGCCATCGGGTCGATTTGGCTGCGAGTATTTACATACCGGAGCTGCTTCGGCAGATGTTCTTCTAGAGCGTCGAGTGCGTTGAGCTTAATGCGTCGAACATCTTCTGCTGAGTAGTCGGTTTCCTTGCCCACCTTGTCTTTCACGGTGGCACCGTCAGCATTTTCTTCGCACCAGCGACGAACCTTACGCGCTTCCGCGAATGCTAAATCTACCTCGGCTTGCGACTGAAGGTGCAAGTAGGGGTTGTCGGGCGTAGACCGAATCGGAGCATCCGCAATTGAGGCGGCTTTTGTTTCGAGCTTGAACCTGAGATCAGCAATCTGGGCTTCCAACTGCGTCGCCTTTGCTTCGGCTTCCTTGCGAAGAGCGGTCAGCTTGTCGATACGCTTTTGGGCGCCCTTGGGCAGTCCCTCTTCAACCGCATCCGTTGACTGTTCAACTTCCGCAAATTTTGAAGTTTCCTCCACAGTTGCCTGTGAATTGTCTTCGGTTGCCTCGGCATCTGCCGTGGATTCCTCGGACGTTGATTCCGCTTTTTTGTCAGGTGCTGGTGCCTGTGCCGGCTCGTTCGACAGTGATCGGCGAAGCAAAGAAGCAAGCTTCTCCTCGCTGATTTTACCGAGCTTATCTGCCACGGAGGTTGTGAGAGGCTTGTCCGCGCTCGTTCCGTTGTCCAAGGGTGCGGTCTCTTCTATCTGATTTGCTGTATCGGGCATGGTGTTTTGTGACCGCCAAGAGGTCGTGCAGCGTTGCTCATCGGCGACACGCAGAAAGCCGTTGACGCACGATTCCCTAAATTTGTTTTCCAGTCTAGTATCCAGCTAACTTACACCAACTCTACCCACCTTTTTGTGGGATCATAGGTATCGTTTCTTGGCCTCGTCGCGCAGTTGGTGCAGCGAGATCAAGAAGTCATTGAGCGCCTCGGCCCTGCCGGCGGCGTGGATGCGATACTCACCGAGGGTCTCGCGGTTGATTGCGGTCTCGACCTCATCTTGAATGCAGTCGCTGGTGTGGGCCAGAACTGCATCCCAGAGCGGGCTGGTGCCGGTGAAAGCAAATGGCTCTAGTTGGTCTGGTTTCATTGAGCAGGCGGAGGAGTGGCCGAGGCCGGCGTGACGCCGATCTTGCCGACCTGTTTATTCTGCTGCTGCTGCATCGAGAACTGCAAATTCTGCATGTACTTTTGGAGGAGCTGCTGGAACTGCTGGTCGGTTTTTGACGCCTGCTGGGCCTTCGGATTGCTCTGTAAGACCTGCTGGGCGTACTGCATTTTGGAGGCCGCGGCAGGATCGTTTTCGACGTAGAGCGCCTCGTTGCCGAGCATCATCATGCCGATGTCGGTCTGCACGTCCTTGAACATTTTCTGTGATGCGCCCTGCTGGTCGGTGATCATGGTGCGAGCTGCATCCGGCGAGATGGCGGTCATAATGTCGGTGATGAGTTGGTTGCGGTCGATCACGCCGCCGGCGTCGAGCGGCACGACGAACTGCGAGATGGCCTGCAACTTTTTCATCACATATTCGTTGTCCATGTCGCGCACGTCGTACTTCAGAATGAAGTCGAACTGGCCGGCGATATCGCTGATATTCTGCGGCATTGGCGAGTTGACGATGCGCTGGATCTCCTCCGCTGGCATGTACTGGAGGCAGAGCTGGAAAGTCTGGGAGAACACTTTGCTCCAGACGCCGAACCAGTTGTTGATCTCCTTCTGCATAATCACCTGCTGTTTGGCGGGCGGGACGGAGGCGTGCAGCAGGCCAAAGTAGTTTGCGTGCCGGCTCTCGACCTGACCGATGACCGCCATCGCCTCGCTGATCGGGGAGCGTGGCGGATCCATGAATTGGTAATCGTCGGCCTGGGTGACAGGAAGCTGCACACCGGGACCGATCTTGTTGATCATGCCGATGCGTTTCTTGACGCGGATCGGTGGCAGCGTGGTGAACGCGGTGCGGTCGCGCATCGAGTCGTGCTGGGCCTTGATCTCATCCTGGTCGGTCATCGACAACTCCGGTACGCCCCGAGAGTCACAGATGGCTCGACGCAGACGCTCGCGCCGGTACTCGACAAATGGATACTCGCCGTGCGCGTAGTCCAGCAGCTCGTGCTTGGCGTACATGTCCTGACCCAGCTCGGGGCAGAAGACGGTGTAGTAGATCGCCGGCGAACCGTTGTCGCTGAGTTGGCGCGTGTAGGCGTGGACAATCTCGATCAAGTGATCGTTGCGCACCGTGCCGCTGACGCTCAGGGAGGTGGTGACCAGGTTGGGATTGTTGTACCAGCTTTGCCGGCCCTGAGTGACCGCGGCCTTCTCGCAGAATTCTGCGCTCCAGCCGGCATCCTTCTCCATCGCCTTCAGCTCGACCTCGGTGAAGTATTCTCGCCGAAAGATGACGCGGGCGCGTTGGAGGTCGATGGTCTCGGGCGGAAACGCCACCTCGTCGAAAGGTTTCAGCGCGGTGACCGAGGGCAAATTCTTCTGGATGTATTCCTCGTCGTACTCGCCGGTACCGGTCTCGCGCAGATCTCGCACAAATTTTTTGGCGTCGCGAATGGTGAGATCCGGCAGGAACGTGGTGACAATATCTGCCGCCTGCTGTTCGGCCTCGGGGTTCATCACGAGCATGGGTAGCTGCGCGATGATGCTGGCTGGGTTGGTGGCGGCGGCCTGCTGCGATAGCTGCATGACCTGCTGCATGGTGATCTTCTGTGACCGGATGGCGGTCTTCTGATCCCAGGCCACATGGACGACGGACCAACCGTACTGCTGGGTGTACTGAGCGAGCAGCTCGGCCTCGCGCTCGAGTTCGACCTTGAGTTTGTTCTGGCGGATCCACGTCATCAGCTCGCTGGCCGCAGCCGCCATCCCGCCGTCCCTGATATTGACGCCGGAGATGTTGAGCTGACCGCGGACAAATGAGGTGGTCAGGTTGGCCACCAGTTCATTGATGGTGGAATCGACGAGACGAATGCGCACGTCGGAGGCGCCCTCGAACGGGAACACCTGGTCGCCGTCTGGACGGGTGGAGCTGTACTTTTTGCCGTCGTCGGTCATGCCCGACCACTTGCAGAATCGCACTGCGTCGTTGTTATCGACGCGGCTGACATTGTTGCCGGTGTAGAGCGAGCGCTTGAACTCGTAGTTGAGATAGTTTACATCTGGCTTCTCGCTCGCGTTGACGAGCTGGTCGGTGTTTGGCGAACCTGGTACTTTTTTATAATCAAGACTCATGGTGAGATGTGGTTAGTGGGTTGTTTAGAAACAAAATTTGCTCCGATGTGCTCGAGCACTTCGTCCCGATAGAATCGGTGGAGGCCGCCGAGCGTGCGGTAGCAACGCAGTTTCTCGGTGTGCCTGAGCCGATCGAAATACTTTTCGTCGAGACCAGTCAACTCGCTGGCCTGCTTCCGCGTGATGAGTATCGGGTATTCTTTCATGTTAGTAGGAGCCGCCGCCGACCGCCTCGAAGCTGGTGTTGGTGTAGTGAGTTGGATCCATGACGGCCAGGTAGCGCAGGCAGTCGATGGGATCCTTGGTGGCGCCCTTGTCACCGTCAGCCCCGGTCCACTCGCGCATGGAAAAAATGAGATTCTGGCAGCGGTCGGAGATGAACAGCTTCGGCTCGTTGACCCGGTTGATCGGCATGTTGAGGTTGAACGCCAGCCAGTCGTTGATTAGTGTGACGCCCTCGTCCACGCGCATGCCCGCCGCCGGCTCAAAGAACATCGGATCTGGGTCGGAATCGAGCAGGTCCATGAGGCTGGTGCCGCCCTCCTTGCCCACCGCCTGAGTGCCACCGGCCCGCGGGTCAATGTACCGAGCAAACATCAATTCCTTCTGCTCAAGATCCTTGATGAGTTCTTTGTAGTCGTTGATGCCTCGACCGGCGCCGTTGCGTTGGCCGATCCCGAGCTTGCCGTCAGCCTTCTCGCTGGGCAGCGCCCACTCGCCGACATTGATGTCGGGCCACTCGCGGTAAACAAAGCGCCGCCCCTCCTCGTCCACCCGCATCCAGAGCATGAACCAATTTCGCGATCCAGCCGGATCGACGACCATGTAGTTGGTGCCCTCCGTTGGAATCTTCTCGTGCGCGACAATGTTGTGCTGGCCGAATTTCGGGAACTGCGAACCCTGCAAACTCTCGGCCCAGCCGTAGGCGCGGATCTTCAGCTCGTAGCTGCCGCGGCCATCGAGCGTGCTCTTCATCGTGTTCCAGTCCGAGTACGGATTCAGATCCGAATGAAACCAGATGCAGGCACCTCGCTTGCCGTGACATTTTGCGGTGTAGGGCATCGTGCCCTTGGGCAGACCCGGCACGTTGATCGTGTCGGGCAGCAGCTCGGCCTTCCGCGCAGTCAGGAACGTCGATCCCGCCACGAATTCCTTCACGGTGGGCGAGTAGCCGGTGACCGGCGTGAACGTCAGCAGCAGCACCCCGTTGCGCGTGACCAGCCGGTAACGCAGCGTCTCGACCCAGTCGAGCGGCACCAGCTCGTCGCACCAGATCATATCACACTCGCCGCCCTCGATGACCTTCTTGTCCTGGGCGTAATTCATAAAAAAGCACTGAGACTTATTCGGCAACACGAACGTGTTTTCCGAGAACCCATTTTTCTGGGTGTAGGCCACGTTGGTGATCTTGGTTTTTCTGGCCAGCTTGTACTCGGGCGGCATGTACTTCCAGATCACACCCTGCTGCATCTGAATCGACGACATGTTCGTCGTGTGCAGGCACCACACCCGCGACTCGGGTCTGGCCACCAGCAAATTGATCGCCCGCTTGGCCGCGTACTCGGTCTTGCCCGCCCGGTTACCGCCGGATACCAGCAGCTCTCGGTGCTTCAGCAGCAGCTCGTCGGCGGTCTTCCAGTGCTTTGGCTCGTAGCCGTGCCGGTACGGATCCAGCCTTTCGGCCACGATCTTGTCCTCACGCAGTTGCAGCCGGCGTGCCGTCTCCTCGGCGCCGTGCTCGGACACCATCCGCCGGATATCCTCAATGCTCGGCGAGTGGAGCACCGGGTGCGGGGCGGGAACGTAGCCTTTGAGCAGGTCGGCCATGTCACCACTTCCCAGGGAACCGCGGCTGGCGTGCAGCCATCAAAATGTTGTCGTACCTACGCACCGGAATCACCATGTGCGTCGCAAAATTGAGCGAATCCTTCACCCGGCAAATCATCTTCTTGCCCTCAAATTCCACATAAATCGCCTTCCGATTCCCGAACTTAGTGGCCACCACTTTCGCCTCGTCCGCCGTCCACCAAGCAGGCCGACCATGCTCCAAAATCAGCCCATTCTGCGGCAACCTCGGAATGTCCGCATCCGCATATCGGTGACCAGATCCCGCCTCCCGCGCCCGAATTTCCACCGGTACCGGTGCCACCGCCTCTGGCTGCTGGCCCAGCAAAGCCTCGAACGCACTCACCCCAGCCGCCGTGTACCAGACCGCCCTTGGACTGCCCTCATAACCCCAGTGCAGATCCACGGTCAGCCGCTCCCGCAGTTTCTTAACCTCCACCCGGCTCAGGCCGACCTGGTTGGCCAGTTCTATTTCTCGAATTTGGTAGTTCATTTAATAGGTTTTGCAAGGGAGGCTCAAACTCCCATCCTCAGTATGGCCCCAGCGTCGTCACGCCAGCAGCACTGAAATGTTATTCTTTGACACCATTGCAAAAAGTATTCCGGTCCGCATTACGCCCCAACTCCGCGTGCCACGTCTGGTCCGGCATCACCCGGTACTCCTGCAACGTCGTCGGGTTGGGATGGACAAAACTGTCGTCCCGCCACAGGATCCGGTTGTTTGGTTGGGCGGCAATTTGGCCGCTTCCGTCGTCCAAGAGGAGCAGGTGGTAGCACTTGTGCTCCGGCGGGTACTGGCTGTAACCATTGTCGGTGTGGTCAAGCGTGAACCAGTAACTCGCCGGCACCATGATGCCGTCCCTCGTCCGGTACTCGCAGGCCATCTCCCGCAGGTACTCATAGGCGGTGACGCTGAAATCCCAGCCGTGACAGTCCCAACTCTGCAACTCCGGCAACATGTGCCGCGGACCCCCTTCCACCGGCTCCGTATGCCGCAACTTGTGCAGCGGAATCCGCGCCCACTGGCTCCCAGCCTCCGTCATAATCGAGAAATGCAGCGCCCGCGACGGGATCGAGGTCACTCCAAAGATCACGCACTTGTCAAAGTCGTCGCCATCCTCCACCCGTCCACGCAAAATCCCCCCGTCAACCAGACCATAAAGGTGCTGCGGAATGCTGGAATTCATTGTAGCCATTTTATAAAAAAAATTTCGGTGGTAGAACCCGTCGCAGTTGCGTCGCCGGCGGGCCGACCCCCCCCCCCCCCCCCCCCCC